TCCTACATCCTCATCATCTAGTTCGTCTAGTTCATCATCACAATCTTCTTCAAGTGAATCCTCATCGTCTTCGAGTAGCGGTGAATCAAGTTCAAGTGAGTCAGGATCGAGTGAATCAAGTTCAAGTGAGGGTGGTTCCGAAGAAGGTGGTTCAGATGGTGGAGACTCGGGGGAAAGTGATGAAGAAAGTTCAGACGGAAAAGGTAAGGAAGAAAAAAAGAAAGTTGGCCCCGTAAATCCAATGTTGGTTTCCTCAGATTTGACAACCGCACAGGGACCCGATTTGAAATACAGTGCCATCGCCTCCTTTGGTATTAGTCAATCGTCATTAGCAGGGAATGAAACTTGGGGTGCAAACGCCATGATTTGGAGTACATTAGACCAATTTGCTTTGGGTGGGGGATATACAAAAATGAATTTTCAACAAGGTAAATTAAGTCAAATCCACTCTTACTCATTTACCGCAGCTTACTTAGATGGGACTTATATGGGATTACTTGGGTACACGAATATTAAACCAAGTGAAAAATATGGTACATACGGATATAATGTTGGTTTAATAACTTTATTGTTGAAAGATACTGAAGTTAATACTGAAACAAGAACAATTAAAAGAGTATTCAACGTATCTCTTGCGACCTCAGCGGTTGTATTTTGGACAAAACCATATGTCGTAAATACCAAACTTACATTATCTCCTCAAGTATTCTTAATGAACTCACCAATTTCATATAACCCCAAAACAGGTGAGTCAACGGTGAATAGACAATTTTCTTTCTTAGTCGGTTCTTCATTTGACTATAAAATAAGTAAACGATTCGGACTAAGCCTAAACTACCGAGCATTGGGTAACTCAAGTTCTCCAATTCTTAGTAATTTCTTGATTGGATCAAGATTAATGTTATAACGATATGAAAAAAATATTTGACATCAGACACATAGTGATACTCCTAATGGTGGGTATAATAATATTCTTACAATTTTTTGTTCCCCCACAAATCGAAATAGAAGAAAAATTGGTTTATGATACAATACCTCAAGAAGTTATTTATGAAGTGGAGGTCGAAGTGCCATATGAGGTTGAAGTGGAGAAAATTGTTGAGGTGCCAGCGCCAACTCCACTAGTCGACACCGCATTTATTCTCAAAAATTTTTACTTGAAAAATTTCGTACAGGATACAATAATGTTGAGTAATAATCAGGGGTTTATATATTTGTTTGACACCATTTCACAAAATAATGTTGTTTCAAGAAAGTTTACTGCAAATGTAAAACCTAAGATTGTTAGGGAACCAGCACCTGAACCACCAAAAATTAGAAACCAAGTTTATGTGGGATTGAACGGAGCCTTAAGTCATCAAGATTGGGTCAACTCACTCGGGACAAGTATATTATTGAAAACAAAAGATGACAAAATATTCCAATTGGGTGGTGGTGTTGCAAATAGAACCTTTGATGGTGTTAATGGTAAATTTACCCCATATGTAACAGGAGGTGTTTATTGGAAATTAAAATTTAATAGAGAGTAAGAGTATTTATAAATAAAATTGCCGGTCAAATTGTCAAAGTCCGGTCAAATTCACATACCCAAATTTGTTTGGCATAGAGTCATAAAAAGACCGGACTAATTAGTGGTCGAAATTGAAGAATTAGAATAGGATGGAACCATCAGATAAGTTGTGGGATAGAATAAATGGATTTTTGGAGAATCATACATTCCAAATTGATTCGAATCATAATTTCGACACAGATTTCAAAATAAAACTAACAGGAACCAAAAACTATATTGTGATTGGACAAGAAACAAAATTTATTGAATATACTTTGTACATCTTACCATCCAACAAACAGTCCGATTTATATTTCGAATTATTCAAAAAATACATGGGTGAAGAAATTGATAAGCCAACTACACATAGAGTATTCCTTGAAATTTGTTATAAAACGGATAAGTTATTAAAAAGTTTTTTGGAAATGTTCGGATTAAACGAATACGTGATTTGTACAAAAGTAATTAATTTGGTCGAACTGAAAGATTAACTTATTTTAATTTTTCCAAAACTTTCTTTACTGTTTCTGTTAAAGCCTGAGAACTCATCAATACAACACCTGACGCAATCAATCTTTCCGCAATCAAAATTGCTGCCTCATCGATATCTTGTGTTTCCATAAGGACAGATTGAATATCTGTAATAATTGGAATCATGAAACTGTATGCTATAGTGTCAATAAAAGATGCTGAACCAGTACCCAAAGACCCCATAAAATTCAAGAAGGCGTCTTTTAATTGGCTACCCTTTCTCAATCCAACTTTGAAAATTTCTTCCAACCCTTCTTCTTTAATCGCTGAAAACAATTTCCCGGCTGGCCTTTTGGATTCAAAAAATAATGAGAATGCTAAACCCGCTAAAACCAACATTCTTTGATCCTCAGTCAAATCAAAATTTTGATTTCTGAGAAATCGGTCTAATGGAAGTACCAATCCTCCTACCGAAGTACCCCAAGTCAAAAGCATTCTTAAATTAATTCCGTACGATTTGAATGTGCGATTTACAATTTGTTTTGTAAACGTATTCAATCGTTTCATGTAGTTTCCAAACATCGACCTTTCTTCTTCTGTAAGGAGTGTCCTAAGTTGAGATTCTGTAATTAAAAATTCCATATAACAATAAATATATTACTTATATTTATTGTTATGAAAGGAACGTTAAATCCACAATTAAAAGTGGGAGATAAAATTATATGTTATCACATGGAGGGGGAACTCGGAGTTCCTCCAGGAACATCAGGTAGAGTTACTAATATTTCAAAAGACCCATTTGAATCTGGAGATGAGTTAATTATCTCTGTTGATTGGGAAAATGGAAGTAAACTAAGTATGATTAGTTCTACAGACGCGTGGAAAAAAATTAGTGAATAAAAAAAGGGGGATTAAATCCCCCTTATACAGTATGAAAGGACCGGACTTTTAAAAATGTCTTTCCGATTGATTCGTCAAGTAATTTTTCTAATTCCAAACTTGCATTCTTTTTTTCGGAATATTTTTTACTGAATAATATCTCTCGGAAAAATCCGTATCCATCGTAGTATCCATTACTGTATGGATTATAAATTACAAATACTTTTTTACCTTTTTTCATTTTATGTAAAGTTTATAACAATTTTAGTTCCGTAATCATCTATTTTATATCCACTCCATCTATTATCAAGAGCAAAGTATTTTTTGAAGTTAAATATTATAATTTCTTTACCCTTATAATAAGATACTAATGAATTAAGTGCGTAATCAATCGAATATCCACCTTCCAATTTATGTTCGAGGATAAGGTCTGCAATATCTGGTTCGACATCAGTACTAAGTAAGACAATAACTTGCATGACTCAATTTGACAGAGGGGCTTTAATTTTTGGATGTGATTCGTAACCAATTAGCTCAAAACATTCTGGTCTATAACTCCTAATTTTTTGTTGAAACATTCTTTCTTCAGAGTTTAATTTAACCAATGGATGTAGATACCAATCCCTTTCCGTGATTTGAACTTTTGGTAAATCATAAGGTCTTCTATACATTTGCTCTTTCGCTTGTTCAATATGGTTTAAGTATAAATGAACATCACCCAAATTACCAATCAATTCATCAGGTACCATATTAACTTCTCTTGCGATTATTTCTAATAACAATCCATAACTTGCAATGTTAAATGGTAATCCTAAGAATGTGTCAACACTTCTTTGATTCCACATTAAAGAGATTGCTCTCTTTGGTGCATAATCCAATGGATCGAGATTTTTTGTGTATCCCATCTTTTCATATGCTTTAACCTGTTCTTCTATGCTTAGCTCTCTTGTATAAACTTGAAATCCATAATGACAAGGTGGCAAAACCATTTGGTCTAACTCACCCACATTCCAAGCGCTTACCATCAATCGTCTACTATCTGGATTTGTTTTAAGTTCGTTGACTAAATTTGTGATTTGGTCTACATAATCTATAATATGGAGTGTTTCTTTATGTTCTGTATCTTCTACTTTCCTATATCGTTTCCAACTTCTCCACTGTTCACCATATATCGGTCCTAACTCACCCCACTTATTGGCAAACTCATTATTGGTTTTGATTTCTTTAATGAACTCTTCTTTCGATGGGACATCTTCGTAACCTAAGAAATTATTAGTATAGTTTTTATACGCATCTCCATCCCAAATATGACAATCATAATCCAACAAGAATTTGATATTGGTATCCCCACGTAGAAACCACAGGAGTTCCGTTACCATAGTTTTCCATGCCATCTTCTTTGTGGTAAGTAAAGGAAATCCCTCACTCATTTTATGGCGGATTTGTCTACCAAAAACGGAAAGGGTTCCAGTTCCTGTTCTATCCTTTTTTTCTACTCCATTCTCTAAAATGTCTCCGAGTAGTTGTTGATATTGTCTTTCTATGTTATTCATTATTGAAATCACTAAATTTTAATCCCCACATTAAAGAAACCATTCCCATTTCTCTTTCACATAGGGTTTTATTCCAACGAAATACTCGTTTCATATAATCCATACCCCACTTTTTCCATTGTTCATTTTGTTCCATGGTCATTGTCCATTGGGTATACCAATCATCTTTCCTATCCTTTACATCATCGTAGGTTACTTGGTGTCCTGCGATTTCAAACATTTTGTTGATTACATCTACCACAAATTGTTCTTGTTTCTGTTTTATAGTCAATCGCTTTGTCATAATTTTATAGTTTACCAAATTGTTGGTGATTTTGCTGAATATAATTGGAAATGGAAAATCCTAACCAAATCTCTTTTAGAATAAACTTAATTTTTTGAATCATCTTTTTCATCTTCGTCTTCATCGAATAAATCGTGTCCTTTATAATCAGGATGATTTTTATGCATATAATCTATACCTCTTACCCACAGAATAGAAATAACAATGGGTGTTAGAAGTACAAAGAAAATTGATATTAATATTTCAACTGATATAGTCATATACTTCTTTGTTTTCGTTAGATAATAAATCGTTATACTGTTTTACAAGTCGGTTTACATCTCCCCAAATAATACTGGCGTTTGGGTCAAGTTCCTTGATTTTTTCTACCAACTCCTTTTGTCTTCCTTGAGAAAAATATTCTCCTTCTATTGCATTTGCCAGATTATGAAGATGTTCAGGAGCACTTATTGAAATTCTCAAATCATAATCCGCCCACTTTGTTTTATAATCATTCATCATGATACCTTTGGTCAGTTTCACTTTCAAATTATGTAAAGTTAGGTTACGAACTCTGACAATAGAATTATCTGACCCAAACAAGTGCAAGAAACGAAGAAACCATCTTGGGCAACCTTTAGGTTTCGCTTCGTAATCCATTGCTAGTACCAAAGGGTACATTGCTTTGAATACAGTTCCGAGTTCTCTGTAAGGTACAGAACCCAAATACTTATACTTCTCGTAAAAATTTTCTGGAAAAAAAACCGCACGAATATCGTCCCAAGTAATATCTCTGGTATAAATCATTCCTTTTTTTCTACCTCTCCAAAATAGAAGGCTTTGTAGAAAATCCAAAGCTTTCTCATCAAAAGGTCTGTTGTCCTTGAATGGACCGAATTTACTAGTTGTCTTCATCTTGTTTAGATAGTTTATTTTCTAATTTACTAATTTTTTTCCCAAATAACTTAAATATTTTGTATCTGATGTTTTCTACATGTCTCATCGCTATCCACTTTCCAACAACACTACCACCAACATAAAATGGAATTACCCACCAATCACCTTCAAACAGAAGGTCCAATGACCAATAAACTGTTGCTAAGGAGACTAAGTTAATGTAAACAGAATTATATAACAATAGGGTCAACCTGTTCTCGTACGTGTATTTTATCTCCAACACTTTAAAGATATTGAACATAATTTGAAACACCAAAACCAAAAGATAATATTTCATAATTTATTTTGGTTCTCCCATTCTTCGATGATGTAGTTTATGTTGTCGGATAGATAATCTTGTTTCGATAACCATTCAATGAATTCTTTAGTACCCAAATCATAAGATTTTTCCATACATTTTTCAACTGAATTTCTATCAAAAAATCCAGTATGTACAACGTAAGTGTTTAATATTTTTTCTAAACTCGGTTTCATGATTCTTTCTGCCAAAACGGTTTACTGTACTCCGGTTTTATTAATTTCCAAATAAATGGTGAAACATCTTTTCCATTCAACATACTGAATAATATTGATGGATGGTCATATCCTTTTGCATTCTCAGCAAAATCTTTTTGTTCCAAATTCTTTGATTTCAGTTCATTAAAGATTTCAGTGTAATCTTTGAGGATATTTTCATATCTGACAACCAAATCTTTTACGGTGGTTTTAACCCAAGAATCAAATTCATCAGGGACGTTATCCAACAATACATTCAAATCCTTATTGTCTTTCAAATATTCCCAAATATGGGCATTTGAAAACTCAGTTAATAATCTGTGAAGATAAACGTAATCTTCACCCTTTACCTTCATTCTAAGACCACTTCTGAATTTAACAACATAACCCTCCCTTTCTTTGGAGATAGTAGATTTGAGACTCTTATAGTCTTGAATTCCATCGTATTTTTTGATTACAGGTAATCCTGTTTCTTTATTTATCAATAATAAAGAATCATATTCAAGTTCTTTACCATTGGCATTACTAATCATTGATAGTACCACCAAAGATTCGTCACTACCGTAATCACATACGATTCTATTCTGAGGGTAAATTATTTCGACTAAAGTAGTGTATCCTTTTGGGATAGGTTCCACATTATACTTTTCGTCTAATATTTGTTTTGCCTTAATTGATTGTTCTGAAGTAAATGACCCCTTACTAGCGATAATCCATTTTCCTTGATACCAAAACAAAATACCCAAAGACCCATCAAGTTTTTCATATACTTCAAAATCTTCGTTGGGCATTTCGGTAGGGATATGTTCTTCTAAATTGAAAAACTTGTCGAATGACTTTGCGATTACATTCCCCTGATTGTCCAAAATTAATCCTCTGCAACTTTTGGTAATATTATCCCACAATTTTTCGTATTGGGTTTTTCTGGCGTAGTTGTATATAGACAAAGGAAGGGTCGGATGGTCATTTTTGACCACCAAACCCTTCTCTATGTAATCGTTCAATATGTTTAAGTCGAAGTTCATTTTTTTTCAGTATCCTCAAAGGTACTAAAAAAAATGAAATAAAACACTACGGAAATTAAAATTCCCCCAAAAATTGTTGACAGTGTGGACACTAAAAAATTTGTGGAATCAACTCCTGGTGATATTAGAAAATCTAATATAAACCCAAGTAATACTAGATATAAAAAACTTTTAATCACACCTTAGTTGTGGATTAACATGTTTGTGTTGGAGATTGGAAATCTACCTATAGGTACTCTTATCTCTCCTTCTTCAGTTGAAACTTTAACCATAACTTCATAAAAGGCGTCCAAAACTTTTACAGTTGGAACGTCTAAGAAAGTATATAGAATTTTTGAGTGTTGTTCTCCTTCGTAAACTACGACGGATTTGGTTTTTGTGTTAAAAACTAGTGTTTGCATGTTGTTTAAGTATATTAAAATTTATTATCTTACTAATATTGTTTTTGTATGACTATTCCGTAAGCAAAATTAAAAAAAGAAACATTGAGACCAAAGGCTGAGGTGTTTACTCCTGATTCCAAGAAGTAATATTGATCATACCAAATAGATATACAGGGAATTAACCAATATTTTCCTATAACTTTTCTAAGTTTACTGTGATTTACTTTCCATTTCATATTGTTCTTTTTTATAAAGATAAGAAAAAATTACTCAGAAACCAAAAATACTGGATTTTGTTCACCAGCATAAAGCCCGATGATGTTATAATCAAAAAATTCCATCGCTTCAGTCATAGTCATTAAATCTCTTTCACATAAAATGTTAAGGATTTTGTTTTTTGAATAAAGGATGCGAGGACCGTTTCCGAACTCCTCAACAATACCAATTATGGCTTCATCAAGTCCATCTAAGATGATGGCACCTTCGGCGTATTCGTGGATATCGTAGTCGTTGATTGTCATAGTAGTTAAAGAACAAGTGAGCCCGTAAAATGAGGCGATAAATAAATTACCAAGATACTATCGGATGAAAATACGGATCTCACTTGTGTATTACAATAATAGATTTTGTACTTAAGATTGTCAAATGAAAAAAATGAAAAAATAAAAGTATTTATAAATAAAACTATTAGTTATGAGAGGATACTTTGGATTAGGACAATTGTCCGCAACTGAGAAGTCAGATATTTTAGACCAACACAAAAGTTTGTACAATGGATACCAAACCATGCAACCACAGGTGTCTAACACCCAACCTTTATACACCTACGATTTTGCAGGTGATAAAGACGGAATGGTTGTAAACAACAAAGGTGAAGTAAAGAAATATACAAATATGGGAATTAACGAACAAGTTGAATCCAAAGAAATGTGTGAGCAATGTGGAGGCCGAATGACCGAAGGTATTTGTGAACAATGCGCAGGTACAGAAATGGAAGAAGGTGTTGGAAAATTAGACGACATCTATAACGTTAAGGATTTAGGTAATAATGACTTTGATTATGTTGAAGGTGGTGGTAATGATTACGGTACATTCGAAAAAATGCACCATATGAAAAAAATAAAGTCAGAAGGTGAATATGAAGACCCTGACAATGAAGATGATGGGTTTGAAGATATCCAAGCAGGTGAAGAAATGGATGAAGATGATACAGACGGAAAACCTTATGAGATGGGTAAAAGAGGTATGAAAGCATCTCGAGCAAGAGCTTCGTTCATCCCAACTCCAAAAGAAAATGAAATCCTAAATAATTTGTTTGGACAATATGGCGACGACATTCCACCAATTGTAATCAGATATTTAAGAAAATTACCAAGAAAAACATTATTGAATCGTTTAGTTAGAGTAGGTCTTATTGATAAAGATTTATTACAAGGTAGAGAAACTATCGACGAACAAGGTTATACAGGAGGTGGAAACGCCCCTGATATGGATTTAAGTAATATTAAACCTGCATACGATTTTGTTTCTGATGGACCAATGGCTGGTGGAGATGTTTATCCAACGGAAGGAGAAATGGAAGAACAAACTCCTGAGGATAATACGAGGTATAGAAGAAGAGGAATTACTTATGACAACCTATTAAGTTTTATTGATTATGAAAAAACTCAATGGGATGCGTGTCATGATTTTAGTGATGAATTCGAATATGCTGACAACATTATTTCTTCGGCAATCGATAATTTCTTCGCTGAAACAGGACAAGATTATGAAAACGATGACCTTTTTGATGAATTACATGACATTTGTAAAGATTGGTTCGGAGAGGATTTAATTTCGGGTTATTATGAAGAATGCGAAGGTCACGAGGAAGAAGAGGATTTTATGTTCATGGAATCAGCATTCGCAGATGAAATAGACGAAGTTGATGTATCAGGTTCTCAAGGAATTTATGGTGAAATGGACCCTCCATATGACTTTGATTCTGAAGGACCAGGTAAAGCAGGACCATATCAGAGGTCAAGTTATAATGAGGAGGAAGTTGAAGATGAGGAAGAATTCGAAATAGATGAAGATTTACAAGAATCTTTCCACAATCAGAAAAACAAAATTACTGAAATGATGAGTAGAATGAAAATTATAAAATAAATTACCCCTCCTAAGGATAGAATCGTAGGACCGACTCAAACGAGTTTCAACCCCATAGTAATATGGGGTTTTTTTATTAAATTCTATGAAAAATATGACTTTTCATATATTTTTTAATATTTGTTTATAAATTGATATTGTTATGGAAATCAAGGAAATCGTATCTTATTATTTTAATAATGAGACCAATTTAGTAGATGTATCATTTAGAACCATCGAAGATGAAGAAGATGTTGTAAGAATCGATACAATAGATTATAGTGTGATAGAAAGTTATGGGTTTGACTTAATCACAGAATCTTTTGATTTTTTTGATGATGACCTTGAGGATGATTTATTTGAAGAAACAAAAATTGAATTAGATGAAGATATCCTAATAACTTTTCTAAACGAATATTATATCGTTAATCCATCGTCAATACCTAACCCTGAATTTTATTAAGGACCAACTCGGGTTAGTGATATTGTCATAACTTGTTTTTCACCTAGCTTACCAGCAAACCAAGCTCCCGACGACCTTAATTGGAGTGTTTCTAATCCGTCATCTTCAATCAAGAAGGTTACAGACACGTAATTACCATCCTTAGTTTTATAATGATATTGTACGTATCCCGCATGAAAAGGAGTACCTCCAAAATTTTTATAAAAAATATAATCGGGTTCAGACCCATAAAACCAAATGTCTTGACCTGATGGGAGTACTCCAACTAATTTCATTCTCACAGTTGAATAATCGAAATGGATATAAAAATTATTGATTGGAATGACATTGAATGGATCTGGTAATTTTGGATTTCTGTATGTTGACCCTAACAAATATGACTCATCCTTAGTCTGATTTTGGTCAACACTTGTTATTTCCAACTTGGATACAACGTACTTACCACTCAACGTGACATCCTTTCTTTCGGTGACGTAGAGTTGACATGAAGTGAAAAATAAAAGAGTTATTAATACAATCTTTTTCATTCCCCAAATATAAAAAAAAGTTTTTGACAATACAAAATATTTATTAATATGATATTAGACATTGACTTCCTTATTGATTTTTTTAATAAAAACTCGTTTTCCGGTATTAAAGATGAAATGGGTGAACAAGAAGAAACCGCACCAGCATCCACAGGTGGTGGAGGTGGTGGAGGTAAAGTCCCAAAATGGTCTGATACATATACTATCACGAGAGGTAAAGCAAATATGTTAGGTCTTGCGGGTGAAAAACACAATACAGGTCTTAAAAGAGGTGCCGCTAATCAGATTTGGTAATTAACCTATATTTATAATAAATTCATAAAATTATGGTACAGCCTAAATACAGTCCCGAAGAGGCCCTACAACGAATTAAGTTGATGATGAAGTATGATTTGTCAAAAACTTCAACAGAAAATATAAAAGTGGTTTCAGAACAAACTGTTCATGCCGGATATATAGACCCAAATCAACAAAGAAATTTGAAAAGAAAGGATAGTCTTTTCAAAGACGAATTAAAAAACCAACGGATTGATGTATCTGCGTGTAGGAAATTTATTAAACAATACTATGAATCATGGCGAACAAAGAAAGTAATACCTTCGGACGAACAAACACGTCAAAAAAACATAGTCCAAACTTGTGCATACCAACATTACAATAAATTTGGAATCGGTGGTGGAGAAATTGATAAATTAATAGATATTTTGTCGGGTGACGCAAGGGGAGTAGTTGGTCCTAATAAAAGTGACGAAACACAAGGGATTTGGAAAATTGATAGTCCTAATAGAAACTAATATGTTAAAACTTAAAGTAAAAAAGGCTATTTTAGAAACAAAAGAAAAGAAAGAAAAACTTTTGATTGAGCAAACCTTAATCAAGAAGAGAATTCTCATGATTTTTGAATCTGAAAAAAATATTAAGAATTTTGATTCTTTACCAAAATTCAAAAAAGAAAAAATTGCTTATAAACTTGTTTCTGAATTAAACTTTTTGGTAGAAACCAACTTGTTGAATGAACAATTGAAAGATTTTTTAGGTAAAATTTTTGGAGATAATTTGACCGGGGTTTTCCAAACTATAGTTGAACCTATGGTCGTTTCATTAATGAAATCATTAGAACTTGCAGATTATTTCAAAGAATCTTTGGTTTCATCACTGTCTTCAGACCCAACAAAATTATCACAATCTTTAAGAAGTTGTGATGAACTTTCCAAATTGATTGCGGAATCTTTATCAGAAGCAATTCATAATAGAATTGTACAAAAAACAGGTGCCGATTCAGTTGAATCAAAGTTCCTTAATAGTGCTTTATCTGATGCGGTTAAAGACCCAAGATTCTCTGAAAATGTTCAAAGAAAAATTAATAGTGTTGTATGTGATTTATTTAGCGTAATGAGTGATAAAGCGTCGAAGGTTTATGACAAGTTAAAACCAAGTGAAGGTGAAATTGGAGGATTATTTACTCCATAACACCATATTATAGCCAAAATAAGTAAAATTATTTTGTGATAAACTGACGAGCAAAAATTAAAGGGGGTGTTCTAAAGTCTAAAAAAAAGAAGGGTTATTTACCCTTCTTTTTTGATTTTACGACCTCGTCAATGATACCGTATTCGAGTGCTTGGTCACTATCCAACCACAAATCTCTACTAGCATCCATCTTAACTTGTTCAGGATCTTTTCCACAGAAGTCCCCAAGTAATCCAAATAGAATATCATTCAATTTAGCCCACTCTCTCATTGTGATTTCTGCATCTTGGATGTTACCTACAGCACCTCCTGAAGATTGGTGTAGCATCGTTCTTGAATACTTCAAAGAGCTTCTTTTTCCTTTGGTACCTGCTCCCAACAATACTGACCCCATAGAAGCCGCCATTCCTGTGTTCACAGTTCTGATGTCACAAGCAATGTAGTTCATTACATCAACCATAGAAAGTCCTGATTTCACACTTCCACCTGGACTGTCAATGTGCATCGTGATATCGGTTTTATCAACATTGTCCATAAACATTAGTTGTGCCTGTACAATAGTTGACATTCTGTCATCAACAGGTCCTGCAACCCAAATGATTCTGTCTCTCATCAATCTTGAAAAGATGTCAATCTGAGTTGCTCTCATCTCTCTTTCTTCGAGAATGTAAGGAGTCATAGATGACTGAATTTGATTTGAGAAATTGTGAAGGTCCAATGACCCTTTACCCAAGTGATTTACGTAATAATTTTGAAAGTCTTGTCCGATGTTCATATATGGTTTATTTTTTACAAAGGTAATGAAATTTTTTAATTAGATACTAATATTACTTAAAAGATTTTTGAAAATCATTCCAAACATTCAATAAGACCACGTCATCGTACATTATTGGTGGTTCATATGCTGACTTGTTCATTAACATTTTAGCCTCCTCAGGGGTCTTATTATCCTTCTGTCGATTACATTTGGAACAACAAGTAACTAAGTTTGTCCATTCATTTGTTCCTCCTCTTGATTTGGGTATCACGTGGTCTAAGGTTAAATGTTTTTTTGACCCACAATAAACACATTCATAACCATCCCTTTTATAGATTCTATTACGATTGGGTTTATTCAATCTTGTCCTATGTCTGATATATTTCAGTAGACGTATAATGACTGGTCGTATAAACGTCTTGTAACCCGTCACAATCGGATTCTCGTCCGACCTTAACACTTCCGCCTTTCCTTTGGTTACCAACACGAATCCTCTCTGAACACTTGTCACATTAAGTGGTGTGTAATCAAAATTCAAAACTAATACTGTACTCATTTATCAATTTTTTTTCAATAATAATTTATTTTTTTTAGAAACGAAAGGTGTGATGAATGAAAAAAATTTTATACCTTTGTCATGTTGATTTGATAGGAGTACATCGTTGATTTTTACGATAAAGATACTTATCATTGGAAACGTTGATATTTTGGGCCTGTAGCTCACTCGGTTAGAGCGGCACACTCATAATGTGAAGGTAGTAGGTTCGATTCCTACCAGGCCCACTTAAAAACAATTTTTAACAAACATAATTAGACAAAACAATCATGAAAATTAAACAATTATTATTATCTCTCCTTACCTTATCGGTATTCCTCGTATCTTGTTCTAAAGAAAATATTCTTGGTAGTGATATTGCACCTATTAATAGTATGGAACATGCGACCATGTCAACATCAAGTACTGGTGGTGAACAAACACCTTTGAGAGCATATATTTTTGTGGAACCAATGTCGAAACATGTGATGATTAAAAACCATTTGAATAAGTTACCATTTATTGGAAGGCTCCCATTTGTTGGATTTCATGGTGTTGATGCAGGTGCATGGAAAGATAACTTACCAAATTATATTAATATGCCTCATTGGATTGATGGTAGATTACCACAAATTATGCAAGTTGACATCCCCCAAACAAGCGGAGGAATCGATACATTTGGTAATCCTGTTCAAGCTTTCAATTTCAAAACTGTTAAAATAACAAAAAATACAGTAAATGATAAATTTTCTTGGATTATAGTTCTTATACCAATTAATGCGATGAGTAACGATACAAAAAGACAAACAAGGATACGTATTGATGAAAAGGTTGGCAATATAACAAGATCTTCAACAGTTTTTACAACTAATAATGTTATGTCAGGAACTGTGATTAATTATAATGGTAATCGTATTCCGGCAGGTCAATACAGGGTTTACTCAACTTATCCATCAAGTAATATGAGACTGAATTTGAACTCAACAAATGATGTTTATATTAGAGGTTTTAGTAACCAATAATTAAAAAAGCTCCTAAAGCATTGCTGGCGATGCACATGACTTGTAATCATGATAACTTGGTTCGATTCCGAGTGGGAGCTCCAACAGTACTTACCACGCTATCCATAAGAACAGCGTCCCAGGGTAAGTCGTGTTCGGGAGTGGGTAGTTGCAAATACCCATTCCTATTATTTATGTGTAAGTTCGTATCTTTTTGTTTCGAACCTTATATTTATATGTATGGAATTAAAAGAACAGATACTAAACCTTAGGGAAGAAGGAAAAAGTTACAAACAAATAGAAAAAGAACTTGGATGTTCTCGTTCTACAATATCATACCATTGTGGATTAGGACAAAAAGAAAAAGCGTATCAGAGAGTAGTAAAACAAAGAAATCTACATCCTTGGTTAAAAAAACAGGAGCACTTTATCGATAGATATAAAGGTGAAAACATAACATATAATTCAAAATATTTCAATAGAGTCAAAATCCAAGAGTATTTGGACTCAGTAACGAAATGTTATTTATCGGGTAGGGAAATTAATACGTCAGATGTGACTAAATATCAATTTGACCATATTGTTCCTGTATCCAAGGGTGGCGAATCAACTTTCGAAAACTTGGGTGTTGCAACACCCGAAGCGAATTTTGCGAAAGGTAATTTGAGTGTTGAAGAATTTATAGAATTATGTAAAGATGTTTTACATAATTTTGGATACAAAGTAATAAAATAGAGGAGTGGCCGAGTGGTTGATGGCGGCAGTCTTGAAAACTGTTTTACTGAAAGGTAACGGGGGTTCGAATCCGTCCTCCTCTGCAAGATAGTAACGATTCGAAAGAATGACGGAACGGACGCTAAGAATGAAATGGAAACTGAAGGATTATCCTTGGAAACAAACCGTACAGACGTTACAATCTTTTTCACAAATTAAATAATAATGGCACATCCAAACTTACATGCAAAATCATCCGCCAAAAAATTTGGTGGAAAACCTGAAGATTATATTCATTTACACGAATGGTTAGATGAAACCAAGTCTTGGTTTGGCGATTCACTTCATAGAATGTGGAGACATCATAGTGAGGGAATATTCGAAATGGAAAAAAGATTTGGAACCGAGTTCAAAAACTCGGATGGGAAGACAGTTTATACCCGCTATGTTGGAGAACAACACATAAAAGAGGATTGTAATAACTATATTCCATCGGCAAAAGAATGGGTTAACAACATGATGTCTAATCAAAGACCACAATGGATGTTGAAGACAATTAAATTAGAATTCGAAGACTGATATTTATTTGTATGTCACAAAATATATTAACACCAGAAGAAAAAAAATATTTAGGTAAGGTTTCAAGATATCTCTCTTCATTGGGAATGAGTTATGGAGAAATTCAATTTGAAATGGAACCGGACCAAGAGGGAATTGCGTACAGTCCAAACGATTTTCCAACTCATTTTGAAAATAATTATAACGCAGAAATACCGGACGGCCTTGTACCAATATTGAAAAAAATTATTGACTATGTTGATGATGATGGGTTATATAGCGAGGTACCTAATGATGGTTACATCGATTATCAAAGATTTGACATTACAATTTATGTTAATGAAAAAAAAGAAATATCTTTAACACACTCCTATAGTTATCAAACTGAGGGAGATTCACAAGGTATTGAATACGATGATATGATTGAAGAGTGGGAAGAAAAAGGAGTTTTCGATGATACCTCGATTCCTGAAGACAATTATTTGGTCTTAAGGTATAATGGAGGAGGAGATAGTGGATATATCGAATCGGATTTTGAGAATGGAGAGCCGTCACCAGGCGTAGTAGAAGAATGGTGTTATCAACAATTGGAAGATAACTTCGGAGGTTGGGAAATAAATGAAGGATCTCAAGGTAAATTCCAATTTGATTTTAATGAAAAAACAGTTATATTATCACACACATACAACATTGAGGAATCTAAATCCAACACACTGTGGGAAGAAGAATTTTAAGGTGATTAATTAAATTTATGGTGGAAACAACAATTATTAACGAAGATTTCAGAAACTGCGACATACCAACAGGATTAACAATTACAGACCCACCTTATAATCAAGAATATTCATACAACGAATATAAAGACAAGTTAAGTGAAGAGGATTATATTGAACTATTATCCAAAATCCCAACTCCTTGTGTCATTATTCATTACCCCGAAGAAACAATCAACTTGTTACCAAAGGCAATCAACGCCAAATGTGAACAAGTTGTTTGTTGGGTGTATAACTCCAACACAGGGAAACAAAGTCGATTGATATCATGGTGGGGTTGTAAGCCTGACTTTAGGAAAGTCAGACAGGAATATAAAAATCTCAAAGACAAACGTATTCAAAAAAGAATTGCCGAAGGAAAGACTGGCGCCAAACTTTATGATTGGTGGGAAATCAACCAAGTCAAAAATGTTAGCAAGGAAAAGACCGAGCACCCTTGTCAAATTCCTGAGGAAGTAATCCGAAGAATTATCCTAACAACCGCACAACCAAATCAAACAATTATTGATGTGTTTGGTGGAAGTGGAACGACAAGTAAGGTCGCTCAAGAGTTGGGATTCAATTCTATTAGTTATGAGATCGATGAGAAGTATTGTGAAATTATGAAACATCGGGTTGAAAGTATCTGAAAATTTCATTATATTTGTTAAACAATGTCGGGGTGGTGGAATAGGTAGACACGCAAGACTTAAAATCTTGTGGCTTTGGCCGTGAGGGTTCGATTCCCTCTCCTGATACAACACTATCGTTCTTTGAAATAAAGGAGAAAATCATATGGATTTAGTATCATTTATTTTAGGAATGTCTATAGTTGTGGTCATTGCTGTGGCAGTGGTTGCGGTTATTGCTTTTGTTAGAGTGAATAAACAAAAGGAAGAAATAAAACAATTAGAGCAAATTCTCGGAAGAGAAATTGAACATCAAATGAGAGATCGTGATAAAATTGTTGACGATATTTATCGAACAATCGATTCCCGGCTTGATAAACTTGAAAGTAGATTGAACGCCGCAAGGCATAAAGATTAAATAAAAACTTTCAAAGACGATAGTGTTATTCACATATTATGTTCGGATTATTTAAGAAGAAAACAGAAAAAGAGAAACTACAAGAAACCTACGCCAAACTAATGTCTGAGGCGTATAAATTATCACATACAAATAGAACCGCATCTGACAAACTTATGGCTGAAGCCGAAGAAGTTGCGAAAAAAATCGATACTTTGTAGTATTTGTCTCCGTAGCTCAGCTGGATAGAGCGCAAACCTTCTAAGTTTGGGGTCACACGTTCGAATCGTGTCGGGGATACAAAAAAACATTTGACAAAATAAAAATATTTCATACCTTTGAAGTAATTATAGAACAATGAGAACTACAAGTCATAATATCATCAGTAATATTCAACAAGAAAATTGTTGGTATGAAGGTATTTGCCCTGTAGTTCGGATGTCATAGAAAGTAATTTTTTAATTTAAGTTAAATTAAATTTTTAGACCCCGAACTCTTAAAAAAAGTTTGGGGTTTTTTTATGACATGTTTTTGTTCTTTGAAATATTGTAGTATCTTTGTAAGACAGAAGGGGTGGTAGCTCAGAGGTAGAGCAATTGACTGTTAATCAATAGGTCGAGATATCGTAATTCTCCCTCCCCTCACATGCCCCCGTCGACTAAGGGTTAGGTCATCAGGTTTTCATCCTGAAAATTTCGGTTCGAATCCGTGCGGGGGTACATATTTTAATCACGATGACTTTACAGGTTCGACAAGATATTTATTATAAAAAGAATAAATGTGTACTTGTAAAAAATGTGGTTGTGAATTTTTACCCGCAAAAGGGTTATTAAACTATTGTTCATTAAAATGTAGAAATAGTAGAACCTTTAATGATGAATCAAACATTAAAAAACGTAATGCTAATCTATCTCAAATACCTTGGAACAAGGGTAAAGAATTAAAATGGGTTGTTTCAACATGTTTAGGTTGTGGAAACGATATAAAACACTTAAAATCCAAACCTAAAAAATATCATCCAGAATGCTGGTTAACCTTTTCAGGTGGTTATAGAAAAGGTTCTGGTGTTGGAAAAAAGGGATGGTATAAAGGTTATTGGTGTGATAGTAGTTACGAATTGGCGTGGGTTATTTATAACATTGAACATAATTTTAATTTTGTTAGAAATAAAAAAAAATATTCATATATTTGGGAAGGTAAACTTAGAAAATATACTCCCGATTTTATAAAGGAGGGTGATTTAATTGAAATTAAAGGTTACGTCGATGAACACACCCAAGCAAAATTAGATTCGGTATCAAATATTAAAGTTTTATTTAGAAAAGATTTGAATACTGAATTCGATTATGTAATAAAAAAATATGGTAAAGATTTTATTAGTTTATATGAAAAACAATAAAAATCCGGGTGGGAGTACAAACAGGTTTAGATTGAGGACGCTTAACCAGCAGAATCATGACGTAACCTAAGTGAAATTGATATAAACTGGCCGAGGTGGTTCTTGGAGAAGTGTTGATAAAGTAACTAAAAACATT